ATCTAATAATAATGTTGTTATTATTAATTCATCTCCTGAATATAGAAGATATCGAACAAGAAATCCCCGTTCGGTTCATCCAATGTACTATGGATCACAAATAATAATTGAAGATGGTGATATTGAACCGATCGACTCTCGTCAAGAGCGATTTCAAATTTTATTATCGTCAATGGCTCGTTGTTGCATGTTTCTCTCTTGTGCGTGGTTTTTATCTTTACTTCTTGAGTATGATAATGTAAGCAGAAATAGTAGATATAATAATACTATCTAGTATATGTATAAATAAATAGTATTATGAAAGAAGTAGGTTTATTAGTTTTTTTAGAAACTGTAGCAGCATCTCTTCTTAAAGAGTATACACTTAACAAAACCACATGGAAGTTAGTTTTAGCAATATTAATTTATCCTCTTGTTGCATATATTTTTTCAACTATTATAGCTTCAAGAGGGTTATCAGTAGCTAATGCAATGTGGCAAATCTCAACACTTGTTATTATAACATTGTGGGGTGTTATATACTATAAAGAAAAACTGTCAAAGATGGAAATGCTTGGTCTATGCTTTGGTATAATTGGTTTGTTGTTGTTTAATTGGAAGGATTTTAAGAAGTTAATGAAAATATAGTATTAAATACATATTTATAGTTAATACTATTTAAATGTCAACTACTAATCTTGAAATACATAAATCTATTCATGAAAAATTAGAATACTTTATTGAAAAGAAGAAAATACCCAATATTATCTTTCATGGCGAATCAGGATCAGGAAAACGAACAATCTTATATCAATTTGTTTCTAAAATATACGAAAATGATGTTAAAAAAATGAAAGAATTCACAATGTTTGTTGAATGTGCACATGGTAAAGGTATTAAATTTATACGAGAAGAATTAAAGTTTTTTGCAAAAACAAACATTAATTGTAAAGAAGGTGGAGTATTTAAAAGTATTGTGCTTTTAAATGCAGATAAATTAACTATTGACGCTCAATCTGCTTTAAGAAGATGTATTGAGCTATTTAGCCATAATACACGTTTTTTTATTGTGGTTGAAGATAAAAATAAACTGTTAAGACCAATTTTGTCTCGTTTTTGTGATATATACATTAGAATGCCTTTAATTAGTGGGACTACGACAAATTTATATAAATATCATATTGATAATACAATAACACTCAACAAACTAGATCAGACAAGAAAAACTGCGTTAAAAAAAATATTATTTAAGACTGAAAATGAAAACAATACAAACAAAACCTTAATAAATTTAGCAGAAAAATTATATGAAAAAGGATATTCTGGAATCGATCTGACTGATTATATTATTAATCACTGGAAAAAATTAGAAAACAGTGAAAATAAATATAGAATTTTATTGTTTATTCAAAAAATAAAAAGTCAATTTAGAAATGAGAAGATATTTATGTTTTTAATATTAAATTTTATGTTTATACGTTCCGATATTGATTTAGAAAATCTATTAGTTATGTAAAATGGATGACTATGATGTAAGTAATCTTTATGAGTCAAAAAACGAGTGGGCTGCTAGACTTGTTAATATTTTGACACCTACAATTATTGAGGGATGCCGCTCCATCTATAACGAAGCTTGGAAATTATGTTTAGATAATGACGAAGAAGAAAAATACTTAATGACGTTTCAAAATTTGCTTGCACGTGTTGCAAAATGGAACAAAACAATTATTGATGAAGAAACTAAACGTATTACGACTGTTAGTAAATGTGATTATTTAGAAGACTTAATCACTTGTGTTCATATTGTCCACTTAAAAGCATTAACATCTATTCGTGTTAGCAATAAACAAAAAAAGGTTGATATTGATATTCCCAAAGTTCCTGATTTCATTCATAAGGTTTATGTAACTGTTGCGAGAAGTTTATACAAAAATATTTATCTTTTTGAAAGAGACATTGAACCCTTACAGTATCAAAAAAATATGCGTGAACTAGAAGTTATTGTTAAAGAATCAATTCTTAATACTGTGAGAGAAAGCATTCCTGTTTCGAACATTTTACGTGCTTATATTGACGAAACTACTGAAGAAGAAGAAGTTCTACAAGAAACTGTAGAAGAAATTAAACCTAGTGAAGAAGCAGAAGAAGTTAAAGATGAAGATAATGCTGTTAATGAAACAACCGACGATAAACAAGGTGATGCTCCTGTTAAGAAAGATGAATCAACAAGTGAGACACCTGTTGCTATTACGAAAACTGGCGGTGATTCAACAGAAACAGCAAATGAAAGTAGCGAAAAAGAATCACCTACTATTGTTGTTCCAACTTCAACTGAAACTTCAAGCAAGACTCTTTCTGAAACTGCAGACAAACTTGACACTGCCGTATCAAAATTGAATGATACCGCTGACACGCTTCAGTCAACTGCAGAAGCTGCTGCATTAATTCCTTCATTAAAGACAGAAACAACAGTGCCCGCGGTAGTTGAAAAAGCCCCACAAACATTAGAAGGAATGAATTCTATGAATGCTGCTCCACCAGCACCAGCTAAAACAGTAGAGAGTGATCCCGCCACAGCAATTGCTACTACTTCATTATCTTTTGATAACACTGACAGAAAGATTGATATTAATGGAGATGAAGAACAAGTTAGCGCACCGAAGAATATTGAGCGATTAGAACAAATTAGTGATGAGAGAAATGAACAACGTAAATTAGAAGAGGAAGAAGACGATACTGATGAAGAAGATGTTATTAAAATTCATGATGCACCATTATCTTTGAATGCATTAGATATCAATGATATTTCAACAGGGATTAAAATTGCCGATGATCCTATTTTAAGTGATATTGAGGTATTATCTTAATTAGCAACATTTGCGTCAAAAAATATTTAGGATAATGAAATTCTATATTATAATGGAACTTGATTTCAAATTAGCTGGTGCAGTAGCTATTATTTATTTTTTATTTAAATTTCTTGAAATGAGACTAATCTTGAAAGAAAATAAACCAATAAAGGAGTTAGCACGAGATACTATGTTAACATTTATTAGTGCTGTTGTTGCTCAATTTATCCTTGGACAAATAGCTCCATTAACAGATAGCATGAAGGGTGGTAGCGCGGGAGCATTTACAAATGAACCTAATTTTTAAATTAAATACATTGTAAATTTTACATTGTATTTAAATTATTCAGCATAAACAGGCATTGAATCAATATCTATAATTTTTCCTTTCTTTGAAATTTTCTTTTTAGAAATTTTAAATGGACCTTCAAAGAATGTTTTTTCTAATTGATTTTGAGGAGTATGATTATGAACTTTGCGTGCAATCATCTTGTATAATTTAAAGTCTGGATATCTTTCTTCATTGTTAGACTTGTATAAAATATTTCTTCCTTTATCATCTGTGCACCATTCACTTATAAGAAATGCAATAGGATCATCAATAGGTTTCATTTTTTTGAAATCTTCTAAGTCTTCTACAAAATAATCAAACATAGAACAAGCCAATCTGCATAAATCAAAACTGTAGTTAGGTTCAACACGTGGTTTATCTGGATTGTAGTATGGTTCGCAATTATATTGCGTTGCCGCGTCGCCCTTAGGATGAAAACTATCGCTGCAAAATGTTTGTCCTTTAAATTTGTAAATTGCACGACCAAAGTCAATTAGTTTAAATAATTTACCATATGTAGGGACTTTGTAATATGAATCATTATATTTATAATAAATGAACTGTTTTTCTGTTTTAACATACATAATATTGTTTGTGTGTAAATCATTATGCGTAAAATGAAAAACTTTTTGATATGTAAGAAGCATCATAATTATTTGCATAAATATTGCCTTCCATTCAAGATATTCAATTTCCTTTTCAGAGTCGTTCATTAAACTATCAAGTGTGTTATCACATTTTTCTAACGCTATCATTTGAACTGGGAAATTATGAATAATCATATTTATACAATCTGTACTTTCATCGCTATCCATGTCAGAATCTTCACCTGATTCTAATTCAGAGTCATCACTGTCATAGTCATCTTCGTGAAACTCTTCACTATCATTTTTTTCTTCTCCATCACCATGTCCTTCATCACTGTCGCTTTCACTTTCACTGTCAATATCATTGTTATCAGAATCACTATTTGATGTTTCAGACGATCTTGAAGAGCATGAATCTGATGATGAAGTAGTTATATTATTGTTTTTACTTTGTTTTTTGTTTTCAGGGCTTTTTTGTATCTTTTCTTCGCCTTCTTTCTTTTCTTCTTTAATATCTTTTATTAATTCATCTGCTGAAAAAACTTCCAATACTGAGTCCTTTTCGTGAGATTGCTCTTGATTTTCTGTTGTATCTTTAAAAACTCCATCAAAAATACTATTGTTAATTTCATGAACATCGTCTAATTTTACAGTATCATTAGTTTCACTAGTATTTTTTTCTATGTTAATTTTTTTTTTACAATTGCGCGTATCTGAAAATTGTATCTTATCAGCATCCACCTTTGAAATATGAAATAAATCATTTAATTTTTTTTCAAAATATTCAGAATCATATAACAGATCTACTTCGTCAATAATATTTATTGCAAAGTTTTCTTTAACACCTAGAAAACTACCGTAAAAATCAAGACCATGTGAATACTTATGATGGTTTAAAAGAATACTAGTTAAAAATGAAAACATTGTATCAACATAGGCTGAATTATTTACATCCTCTATTTTTTCATAACATTGTGATTGATATTTAGGTAAATTAAATAAATTACATGAATTATCAATGTGTTCATATTTACCCAATCCATATTTAATTGGATCGAGTAATGGTGAAAACTTAAAAAATACTGTTTTTTTTGTTATTTTTCCTGATTCATCTTTTAAATTACATATGTACTTATTAAAACATTCATCTTCACTATTACCGTTATCATTTTCAGTTTTACAAACCTCATGTAGAGAGAAACTGTGATTTAAAGTAATTGAATTAAAAGTTTTTTCGTTAATAGAAAAAAAACGTTTATATGTGGGTATGTAGTTTTGTGCTCCTTTTAGATTTATATTAATATCACCATTATCTAATTGTTCTAATAAAGCATCATTACCGGGTTTATTGTAATGTAGGGCAAACATAAGTTATCAACCTTTAATTGTATAAATAAAAATAAAGTAGTGTTTAAACTAATTCTTGCGTTATTTAGTATTCTTTTTTTTCTAAAATTGGTATAAATCAACAAATGACGCTTGAACTTAAAAAATTTGACATGAAAAGAATTAGATTTGATCCAAATCAAAATGCTGGTCCAGTCATTGTTTTAATTGGTCGTCGCGATACTGGAAAAAGTTTTCTTGTAAGAGATTTAATTTATTATCATCAAGATATTCCAATTGGTACTGTTATTTCAGGAACTGAAGCAGGAAATGGTTTTTATAGTGAGCATGTTCCAAAATTATTTATTCATGATGAATATAATTCTGCAATTGTCGAAAACGTTCTAAAGCGTCAAAGACAGGTTCTTAAACAAATCAAAAAGGAAAAAGAAAATGCCGGACGGTCAAACATTGACCCCCGTGCATTTGTGATTCTTGACGATTGTTTATATGATGCAGGTTGGACTAAAGATAAAATGATGCGTCTTCTTTTTATGAATGGACGCCATTGGAAGATTATGCTTATCATTACAATGCAATACCCTCTTGGTATCCCTCCTAATCTAAGAACCAATATTGATTATGTATTCATTTTAAGAGAACCTTATATTGCTAACCGTAAAAGAATATATGAAAATTATGCAGGTATGTTTCCCACTTTTGAAAGTTTCGCTCAGGTTATGGACCAGTGTACTGAAAATTATGAATGCCTTGTTGTTGATAACAATGCAAAATCTAATAAATTACAAGATCAAATTTTTTGGTATAAGGCCGAACCACACAAAAACTTTAAATTAGGATCTAAAGAATTTTGGGAGATTTCAAAAGACATTCAATCTGATGATGAAGATGAAGAATATGATCCTAACGCATCCCGCAAAAAGAGTGCTGGACCGCGTATTAATGTTAGAAAATCACGATGGTAAAAAAGATATAAGTAAAATAAAATAAAATAATTACATATATATATTTTATTTTATGACAAACAATGAATTAGTTAGTTATGAAACTATAAAAACAGGCGCAGTTGGAACTTGGTTAGGAATATTAACTCATAAATTTTTACCTTATATTATGAAAACTGGTTTAAGTGGAGTTAATTACTATGGAGAAGCACATTTAACGCGATGGAATGCATATATGCATACACTTGGTATGCCATTTACAATATATGGAATGGTACAATGGATTCCAGCATTTTTACAAGCAACACCAAGTGATGCTAAACGCATAGCCCAGTTTTTATACTTTTTATATGGCGGTCATTATCTTTTGCTTGATAAAAGAATAGCGCTACTATATTATGCTGCTTATTATCCATCACTACATTATGGAATCAAACATTATGAAACCCAGTATAGGGAAAACAAAAAGAAAATCGAAAAAGAAAAACATCAAAATAAAAGATTACATGTAAATAGTGAAAATACTATGACAATAAGCAAATATTTAAACAAAAATGAAACAAATATGATACTAGCTACAGGGCTGTGTATTTCAACTTTGGCTCTTCTATTTCAGGAGTATGCAGGTCATTATTGGGGAGGCGATATTCCGAGTCGATTTGAGGCAATTCCAAATGCAATTCTTTACGCGAAGTATTTCTCACTTCACCATATTTTTTTTTAAATATATCGTGCCCTCTAATACAAATAATAACTATTATCAATGCAAAAAATGTGTAATACATTCGCTCGAGTAAATTTTTAGTGTTATGCTTTGTTATTTTGAATAACTTTTCCAATATATATAGAGGTACTCCCCACGGTCCATACCAGTTTTTTTTGTTCCATAGATGACGTTCAATGCGAATAAAAATGCAGCCGTGGAAAAAACCATGTGCTATAAAAATTCCCAACCAACATAATGCTCCTAGTAAAAAGACATATGTGTCTTTAGATAAAATCATTAAGGTGATAAAAAAAATAAAAGAATAATGAAATAATGCAACAAATGCTCCACTATAAAGGTTATTTTTTGTAATTGGAAATAATATTTTTTCAATAAGCTCTGACAATTTTTCCGTGATACTTTTCCTGTCTTGAATTGAAAAATATATCATAATGTAAATACGTAATTATATTATGATATTTTTTAAATAATAAAAGTTAAACTTTTTCAATCTTTTCACTAACACATTTCATTGTTTTAATTAAATCTTCGTTATTTTGTGATTCAGTTCTATAATCAAAACTGCAATTATGCTCATTTGGATATCTGTGAAAGTCGCAAAAATAAAGTCCACATTTACACATAAATTTTGTTAATGGCAACTTTTTCTTACAATCCCTAAATTGACAACGTTTTGGTTGCTTGTTTACTGTCATTTGTGTATTGATATTAACAATACACAAATTTATTCACAAATATTTAGATTGGTTTATTGTAATTTATTCCTTTTTGTCAGTTGATGTATCGGTTGTTGTTTCGCTCTCTCCTTCCCCAGCACCTTGTTCACTTTCTTTCTTTTCATCTTCAGGACCAGTTGGATCATTTCGCATTCTAATATTGTCTCCTTGAAACAATTCTTTGCGAATATCAGCGGATGAAATAATTTCGTTTTCACTTAATACACCTTCAGTAGTGTTCATGTTTTCAACACTAACAAGTGTACCGTCCTCCTTGATAGTTTGCGTAAGTTTATTGCCGCTTTCCTTGGCCATCTTAATGTTTTCAGCAATAGCCTTTTGTTTGCTTTCTTTAACACGCTTTTCAAACGTTTGTTTAGCTTTTTCTTCATTCTTTTTCTTTTCATGCATGAGTTGATTAAGTTCATCTTCCATGTACTCAACACGTCCCGTTTTGTATGCTTCAGGTTCCCAAGGCATCCACATTCCAACAGGTCCAACATAAACATCATGGTTGGGATCTACTTCACGAAGAAGACGGCAACGAAGTTCCGCTTCTTGCTGAGTCGGATAAGAACCTCTTACCTTTAATCCACGTACAGCAGTCTGGAAACTGTTTTGGATTCCAAACTCGTTTTCAAGTCTTTCTTCATGTTCATCCATAAAATTTTTGTAATCATCAACAACTGTTGTTTTACTGAGGTTTTCACGTTCGCTTTTAAGGAATTCTTGCAAATCATCAGTTAGTTTTTCATAGTTTAAATTGTATTTGTATGCAACAAAATTTAAAAATTGCGAATATTTTTCAAATGATTTAGTAAATTCAAATGATTTTAGGAATTCTTCAAAAAAGAACAAATTTTTATCCTTCAATATCGTTTCAGGAGAAATAAATGAGATACATGCAAATTTTTGTCCCGATATTGGTTTATCTTCATCCAATACGTCAACGTATTTTTTGTTAACAGAACCATCCTCATTAGTTTTTTTTTCAAAACTTGCTTGTTTACTTTGATTATCGCTCATATTTAGAACTATACTTGTTTATTGTTATAATATTTAAGTTTTAATTTTCCATATATTTTTTTTTCTTTATTATATTTATAATATGTCAGGTTTATTACAATTAGACGGTGGCGAACTCCTCAGACGTGCCATCAAATACTTAGTTGAAGGTTTAATGGTTGCGATCGCGGCTTACGCGATCCCCAAGAAGGCTTTACAGATGGAAGAAGTCTTACTTATTGCCTTATCCGCGGCTGCGACATTTAGCATCCTCGACACCTACGTCCCGAGCATGGCGGTCTCTGCCCGCTCTGGTGCCGGCTTCGGTGTTGGTGCCAACCTTGTTGGATTCCCCCGCATGTAAATATAACTTATGATACACTATATAATTTCATTTGAAATAAGTTTTATTAATTTTAGTAAAACTTATTTTAAATAGTTGGAATGTATTGCCAATTCAGTTCTTCGCATATTTTTTGCCATATTTCATCTTGCTCAATTCGCTTTTGTCGATCTTTAAGCATTGGAAAAAATGGTAAAAATTGTCGTTGTTCTAATAGCTCACATAGTTTATAAACAGTGTAATAGTAATTTAAAAAATTTACACGATCATCTGGACAATATTTTGCATAAGGTCTTTGAATTTCCATAAATAAATTACATAACTTTTCTTCAAGTTCGGGCGACATGATTGGTGGTCTAATTCCCAATTTATCTTTTATGAAAGGGATATGTTCATAGTATTTGTTATATCCTAATTTTTTTAAAATTTCTTTTGCTGTTTTATTTGTAATCTGACTAATGTCAATACGCTCTTTTTTTATTTGTAATTTAACATTTTCTAATACCTCATCTGGTATTTGTGTAGTTTCTTTTGCTTGAAATTGAGCCAGTATTTCGCGAAAATGGTTAATTCTTTTATATGCATAAAAGCAAACCTCTTTCGGTGGTTCTTTGTAAGATGGTTTTTCATTCTCTATTAAGTATTTAAACTGACAACTACAATTATTACAAACTAATACCCCCTCATAATCAACAGGAATTAATTCTCCTTTATGACATTTACTACAAACATTATTTTTTTCAACAAAATTAGAGATATCTAAGAATGTTTCATCAATATTAGATAGATATTTTTGTATATTTGAATCAGCTGTTTCTGTTTGTGCTTCCTGCTTTTTGTGAATATTAAAGAATGCATCAAGGCGCTTAGTTTCATTATTACCTTTAGAAATTGTTTTTTTATTTTCAAAATAATTAAAGATATATTTTGAATTGTTTAACAAATACTCTTTTCTTTCTTTTTTTAATTTTTTGATTTCTGCTTTAACCTTAGTTATTTCATCATCAATCTCCATTTTTTCTTCCATTGTTATATTTGTTAGTAGTCTCGCTTTTAGTGTAGCCTTTTTTCTTTTAAGTGAAGGAATTACTTCTTCTTCATTTACTCGAAACTTCTCAATAATTTCTTTATGCTTATTATCAAGGGTAATTGTTGAATTTTTATCATGTCTAATTTTCTTAGTAGCTTTTGGTTTAAAACTAGGCATAACTAAGATCGAGTATCTATATATAAAAATAAGAAATTTTTTAAATTTAAAAAAAAATAAATAGTTTAAATCACTATTTACTTTTCTATTTTCAAAGTAAAAATGTCAGATTCAGCAAATACATTGACAATTAACAAAAATTTGCAAGAAAATTTAGACATTTCTTGCATAAAACTTCAAAAAATGGGGTTTTTATACAACGCATTAGAAAATGGATGGACAATTAAAAAACAAGCTGATTATTATATTTTTACAAAAAATCATGAAGGGAAAAAAGAAGTGTATCTTGATTCATATCTTAAAGGATTCATGGAAGAGAATTTTGACATAGAAAAAATAATTCATTAATTATGTAGTGTATAAGGTAATTAGTAAAAATTTATTTTCTTTAGCAATAGTATAAACTACCATGGGAGGTGGATTAATGCAACTTGTAGCTTACGGCGCCCAAGATGTCTATCTTACGGGCAACCCGCAGATTACTTTCTGGAAAGTAACTTACCGCAGACACACGAACTACGCTATGGAATCGATTGAACAGACGTTCAACGGACAGGCTGACTTCGGCCGCAGAGTCACGTGCACGATCTCGCGCAACGGTGATTTAGCGTTCCGCACCTACTTACAGGTCACTGTTCCGCAGATTGACCAAACGATGGTCTCGGGAGGGACGAGCGCCAACGAAGGCCTTTTCGCCCGCTGGCTCGACTGCCCGGGAGAACAACTCATCTCGCAAGTCGAAGTCGAAGTTGGTGGCCAGCGCATCGACCGTCAATACGGCGACTGGATGCACATCTGGAACCAGCTCACGCTCACGTCGGAACAGGAACGTGGCTACAACAAGATGATTGGCAACACCACGCAGCTCACCTACTTAACGGACCCCTCGTTCGCTGATGTTGACGGACCGTGCGAAGCCAACGCGCCCAAACAGGTCTGCGCGCCCCGCAATGCGCTCCCGGAAACGACACTCTACGTGCCGCTCCAATTCTGGTTTTGCCGCAACCCTGGACTCGCGCTTCCCCTCATCGCGCTCCAATACCACGAAGTCAAGATTAACTTAGACCTTCGCCCGATTGACGAATGCTTATTCGCTGTTAACAACATTGCTGGCGTTGAGACCGGCACGTCCGTTAAAGCGACCACGGCCTACAACCAGTCGCTCGTCGCGGCTTCGCTCTACGTTGACTACATCTTCCTTGACACTGATGAACGCAGACGCATGGCCCAGAACCCGCACGAATACCTCATTGAACAGCTCCAATTCACGGGTGATGAATCTGTTGGATCCTCGTCCAACAAGATCAAACTTAACTTCAACCATCCTTGCAAGGAACTCGTCTGGGTTGTCCAGCCTGATGCCAACGTTGACTACTGCGCCTCCCTCGAAGGTGGCAACGTACTCAACAAGGTCTTCGGTGCCCAGCCGTTCAACTACACCGATGCGGTTGATGCGCTCCCCAACGCCCTCCACGCGTTCGGCGGTGGTGCCAACATCCGCGGCACGGCCGAATTCATTGACGCCGATGGTCTCTTTGAAGACTCTGCCGCTGTTGACGGAAGTGGCCACGACAACGCCTACGGCGCCAACGCTAACAACGATGCCCTCGCTGTTGACGCTGATGGCCCGAATGCCTCCGCTGGATCACTTGTCTCTGACGCGGGCAGCTTCGTCCTCGCGGAAACCGCCCTCAACATGCACTGCTGGGGAGAAAACCCGGTTGTCACGGCCAAACTCCAGCTCAACGGCCAGGACCGCTTCTCGGAACGCGAAGGCACATACTTCGACCTTGTTCAACCGTTCCAGCACCACACCCGTGCTCCGGACACGGGCATCAACGTCTACTCGTTTGCCCTCCGCCCGGAAGAACACCAGCCGTCTGGCACGTGCAACTTCTCGAGAATCGACAACGCGACCCTCCAACTTGTCCTCTCGAACGCCACCGTCACAGGAACGGCGACCGCCAAGGTCCGTGTCTACGCCACGAACTACAACGTCCTCCGTGTCATGTCTGGCATGGGTGGCCTCGCCTACTCCAACTAAGCAATTTTCCGCAAGGGAAATTTGTGTCTGGTGATTTTTCTATTTTTTATTCAAATTCATTAGCGCTGCCTTAATTTTTTCATAACATTATATTTATAACATACAAATATAATGTCCTTATTCTAGTGTTAGTTTATTAATTTTTAATACACCAATTATATGCTGAGTAAAACATATGAAACCAAGGATAAAATGGATAATATTTCCATGACGTTGGCATCCATGGCACCTGCCATGGCAAAAATGATCTTTCAGGATGCGGCATCATAGCCAAATGTCTTCCATCCGCACTACTAATGGCTGCTGCTGCTCCAAATGAACCATTAGGGTTATGCGGATAAGTCATAGTTTGTTCTCCATCCATATTAATGTATTTCATAGGAATACTGCAACCCCCTATTGTTTTTATTGAAGACAAATCGCGATATGTATCAATGTACAAATCATTTTTGTAATCTTCTATTTCTTCAAATCTTCCCTCACCATGTGCTACCCAAACACCTAGTCTTGTTTTGTTTAAACCACTAAAAAATACAGAATTGTTTGATTCATTATTAATTTCAACATAACTAAAACGTGATTCAAAACGCTTTGAATTATTTTGTTTCATAATTACTTTATGCGACATAATACCCAATTTTACCATTAATTGACAGCCATTACAAATACCCAAACTAAATGTGTCCTTTCTATTTATGAAAGATTGAATCTTTTCTAGTAATACTTTGTTCTTAGATATGACAGTAGCCCAACCAGAAGCTGCGCCTAATGTATCAGCATAACTAAAACCACCAACAAAGACTATACCTCGAAAACGATCAAGAGTGAATTTCTTATCTAGCAAATCTGTCATCATAACATCTATTGGCTGGAATCCGGCATAGTAAAATGCTGCAGCCATTTCGCGTTCTCCGTTGCTTCCTTCTTCTCTTACAATAGCCACTTTGAATTTTTTTTCTTTATTCATTGGAACTAACAATCGTTCCAATGGTGTTTGTAAATACTGCGTGACTATTGGATTAATACCACAACGATAATGGGTTTTTGAATAATCACTTTCATTAAAATTATCGAACCCTTTGAATACTACCATTTCACTTTCTACACATCTTGGTTCACATTGTAATTTTTCTATTTCAAAACTTGTTGCTTCCCATAAGCTTCTTACTTTTGATAAAGTTGAATTGTAAACCTTGCTTGATCCATGCATTATTTCTATCTTTTTTTCATTAACTGTTGTACCAATATTTTGAAAACTAATATCTTTACTACGTAAAGTTGCCAATACTGTTTTAATATACCTCTTATTTACTTCAATAACTATACCTAACTCTTCATTCCATAAAAATGGTGTTAAATTTGTAGTTTTTGGTATATTTATTAAACAACCTATATTACCTGATGTTGCACACTCTATTACTGTAGTAAACAAACCACCATCACTCCTGTCATGTCCACTTAATATTAAACCTCTACGAATAAAGTCTTGTATACAATCAAAAACTTTCTTTAAATTTTCAGGATTATCCATTCTAGGCATATCTTTTTCACTACCTATTTGATTATATACTTGTGCAAATGCACTTCCACCCATACGCATATTGGAGTCATTTGAAAATGTTATCAAAATTATTTCACTACCTATACACTTGAATTCTGGAGTAATTTTTTTTGTTATATCATCACATGTCGCATAACCACTCAATACTAACTGTCTTGGCGAAGAAATTTGTTTTTTATTCACCGTTGTTGACATTGATAAACTGTCCTTTCCACCATCAAGTGATATACCTAAGCTTTTCATAATTTCACACATTCTTTTACATGTTTGGTATAAAGCATATTTTTCACCTTCCTTTTTTAAATCCCACATCCAATTTCCTGAGCACTTAATATCAGTTATATCATTAATAGCAACCCACATAATGTTTGTTATCATTTCACCAACTGTCATTTCTGCCATTGCCTCAGGAGATGTAATACCTTTAATAGGTTGCTCTCCTACTGCAGTTACTGCTCCTTTTAATGAATAAAAAGATTGTGCAACCAAGGCATAGTTTGATAATGGTGTATGTAAAGGACCAACACATTGTTGTTGCGCTATTAAACCCGAAACACTTCGATCAACCTTATTTGTTAGAAATCTCTTTGAACCTACAGATAACAAACGCAATACTCGGTCTACAATCTCATTTTGTTGTATTTTTTCTTTATACGAAATTTCAGGTAATTTAATTTCTCGTTTCTTTAGATCATACGTTTTTTGTGGTATTTGTCCTAATATATTTTCAAGATGCAAATTAACTATCTCATCACCATTCTTTCCATATACAACAACTCTTTTTGTTTCTTCTGTCTCACCAATAATATCTAATCCTAATTTTTCTCTCTTGCATATATCTTTCAATACTTCTTCATCTCGCTTATAAATTAAACAAACATCAACTTCTTGATATTCACAGGTCCATATCTCAATATCACTCAATGTTTTATCTCCCAAGGATACGTTTTTTAAGTATATTTTACCACCACAAGGATATATTATTTCCTTGCATACATTTCCTAATCCACCAGCTCCTTGATCGTGAATACTTTGGATAGGATTTCTTGATCCTAATTCAATACAACTTCTAATTACCTTGTTTAACTTGTTTTCCATTTCAGGATCTCCTCTTTGTACTGCGCACATATCAAATTTACTATTTTTATTATCTTGATTGCGACTTGATGCAGAACCACCACCAAACCCTATTCTATACGCTGGTCCTCCTAATCTGCAAATCAACATACCTGGTTTTACTTTTGTTTTTTTTGAATGTGTAGTATCCATTTGTCCAATTCCACCTGTAAACATTATAGGCTTCAACCATTCGATCCTTTCACTTGTTGATCTTGGACTCGAAAATAGCGTATTTTTCTTAAGTGTCATACCAAATGAACGAGTAAAACCATTAATAACTGGTTCGCCTATTTTGTTTCCGTAATCGGATGCACCATTACTAGCCTCTATTTCTATTTTTAACGGTGATGCAGGCAATTCATTATATAAAGAATTTGATTTATCATAAGTTGCACGCTCTAGTTGCTCCCATGGTAAATCATAACCATCTATAAATAAATTACCAACACAATACCCAGCAGTTCCAGCAATTAATAATCCCCCTCTACCTATTGATTGATTATCTCTTATTCTTCCACCTGTTCCTGTTGCGGCCCCAGCAAAAGGGGCTATGCCTGTTGGAAAATTATGCGTTTCAGCAGTAAACACTACATCATATGTCAACTCATTTAATTTATATTCATGACGTTTGTGAATAGAATCATAAACTGAATTTAAAAAACTTACCTTGGCGCCTTTAATAGAACTGGAATTATCGCAAAAAGCTAGAACACTGTTTGATTTTTGCGGAAGTGTTGATTTTACCATTTTAAAAAGAGAAATAGGAACCTCAAATTTGTCTAACATGAGTTTTCCATTAAAAAACCAATGACGCGAATGTTCGCTATTTGACTGAGCCAAATCAAACAATTCAATGTTTGTTGGATCTCTCTGATAACTCTTTGAAAATAAATTTTTATAAAATGAAATATCGTCTTTGTCCATTGATAATCCCATACTTTTGTTAACTTTAGAAATATCCGCAATCGGTATTTTTTTTGTAGTTAATTCAAGATCATTATTGATAAAGTTAAAACTTTTGATTGGATTATCATATATCGTATGTAAAATATTGTCGTATTTTCCAGATTCTTGATATACTTGCCAATATTTGTTTTCAATGCGAAGAGTTTTTTCGATTCTGTTTATATTTACCAAAGTTGCATCACTCTGATGCAAAATATTTCTCATATGGGTGGACCATGGAGACTCAAATTGTAATTTATAACCAAATTCTACAACATCTTCATTTTTTAATTTATTACTATTTGAAATATAGTGTTCCTTTTTTTCCTTATCTAGATCAAGTGCATAAATTAGAATATTTCTAACACTTTTTAGTTGATCTACGGTTAATTTTGTTGATGAATTTATATTATAGCATTCTTCTCCTCTACTGTTCTTAATAAAAGAATAGTACATTGTTTCTTGAATATACTATATTCAAATTATAATTTAAATTAATACCTATAATAATTATATATTTGCATAAAATTACTATTACTATGGATTTTGATAATGTTAATATCAAAACAGAATGTGGAATATTTGCTATTTATTGCCCAACAAATTCAAAGACTTTTTTTGGAAAAACTGTTGTAGGGCTAAGAACACTACAACATAGAGGTCAAGAAAGCACGGGTATTTCTTACTTAAATGAAAATAAAACATTTGTTGTTAAAAAAGGTATTGGACTTGTTTCAAAAGTCTTTGATAGTTATGAAAACCCATCAACAAATATTATTGTTGGACATGTTAGATATTCAACAACCAAAAAAAGCGACACAGAAGAAAAAAAACTTCGCGATACTCAACCTCTTATTGGTAATTCTAAACATGGAAAATTTTCAATAGCACATAACGGGAATATACCACATTTGCAAAGTTCAGATTCAGAAATAAGCGATTCGCACATAATAATTGACTTGATTGAAAACAGTAAACAACCAACATGGACATCTACACTGATTGAAGTTTCAAATATTTTAAAAGGAGCATATTGTATTGTTATAACTACAACAAATGCTATATATTGTATGAGAGACAGATATGGCTATAAACCATTATCAATAGGTACTACAAAAAACAGTAAAAATAATGAACCAACACATCTTTCTATTACATCTGAAACAAACTCGTTTAAAACTTTACAAGAATTCAAACATATAAAAGATGTAGAACCGGGTGAAATTCTAATGATAAGCGGGAATAATAATATTGAAAGCGTTCATAAAGATATACAAAACAACAATATTCAAAGATGCCTTTTTGAGTTTATTTATTTTATGAAACCATCAAGTAGTTTTGATGGAATAATGGTGGAAGAAACACGCGAAAAATTTGGTAAAATACTAGCAAACAAAGAATCCCTTGATATTAACGAAAATAACCGAACTGATTATATAGTAGTTGGTTGTCCTAATACAGGTATTGTTGGAGGTAAATCTTACGCAATGCATATGGGGTTAAATTATAAACAAGTGATATCCAAACGAAAACATATGAAACGAACATTCATTTTACCAACAGATGAAGAGAGAAAAAAACAGTGTCGTGAAAAATATAAAATAGATACATGTATAGCCAATAAGAAACTTATTATTGTTGATGACTCTATTGTACGTGGAAATACTATGAAGATCTTAATTGATGTGTTATTTGAAATGGGTTGTAAAGAAATACACATTAGAATTACTGCTCCACCTGTAAGGCATCCATGCTATTATGGTATAGATATACCGACGCGCACAGAATTAATTGCAAACGAAAAAAGTGTTGAAGAAGTTCGACAATTTATTGGTGCAAATTCTTTGTGTTATTTACCAATCGAAGATATTGTTGAAATGTTTAAAGACGAAGAAACTAACAAGAACACGTTATGTACCGCTTGTTTCACTGGAGATTATAACAATGATTTATTTTAATTATCTTAAAAATTTATTATAAACTAATAAAAATAATAAAATAAACCAGCAAATATTGCAAAAACTACAACGTCTGCTATTTCAAGCTGTTCTTTATTATAAACCAGTTTGTAATCGTTCTAGCGTATCATTATAATAATTTTGTTGATTGGTTTTTAAATAAATATTGTTTAACTGCATAAAGTAAATAAATACGAATATATATAATCATATATATTCGTGTGATGGATTCTAAGGATACTATTATTGTTATTGGTTCAGGTGGGCGTGAAAATGCTATTGTTAATGCACTAATTAAAAATCAAACAAATAGAAAGTTGAAAATATTGTGTTTTGGACCTAATATCAACCCTGGCATCGTTTATTATTCAAGAATGGAGATTATTAAGTTAGTTAAACAAGAACAAATCATTAAAAAAATTAATGATTATAAAAACAGCGGCGAAATGAATTTTTTATTTGCTATTATAGGCCCAGAACAACCTATTGCTGACGGAATGGCTAATAAATTAATTGAAATTGATATCCCCTGCATTGCACCTACAAAATCATATGCCAAAATTGAATCTGATAAACTATTTTGCAGGACTCTTCTTGAAGAGGTTGAGGAAATGATGCATAGAAGCTTATCACCTGCCTATAAATCGATAAGTTGTAATAAAGATGTTAGTGATTTTTCTCTCTTACATAGTGGTGAAGTTGTAATTAAAAAAACAGGACTATCTGGTGGCAAAGGTGTATATGTATCAGGTGATCACTTTAATGGAATAGTTGAATGTAAAAATATATGTGAAAAACTATTAGATGACTCTTGTGAATTTATAATGGAAGAAAAATTAATTGGCAATGAATATTCTTTAATGACTTTTTGTGATGGAAATGGCAATTTTCGACATATGCCTCCTATTAGAGATTTTAAACGTGCGTATCCAAATGATTTAGGTCCAAATACTGGTGGTATGGGCTGCTTAATTATGGAAGGCAATACGCTTCCTTACCTAAACGTTGATGATATTATTGCTTCTCAACAAATTAATGAATGCGTTGCTGAACAATTAAAGGTTCATGTTAAAGAAGAACTTGGTTATCGCGGTATTCTTTACGGAAGTTTTATGAAAACAACATCAAATGAAATCAAGGTTATTGAATATAACTGTCGTTTTGGAGATCCTGAAGCGCTTATTGCTCTGAGACTTCTTAAAAATGATTTTTTTGAATTATGTAAAGAAATAGTTGAAGGTAAACTTACTAGTCCTGTGAATTTTCTAAAAGATGCGTGTGTATGCAAATATCTTGTACCGGACGGCTATCCAAATAGCCCTCTTAAAGACTATGATATTTATCTTAACAATGAGTTAAATAAACATAATATATTTTACGGAAGTGTTAGTCAAGAAGACGGACACCTTTATCAACTTGGTAGTCGCGCAATAGCATGTGTTATAAATGACGATAACATACATAGCGCTGCTCTACAAGTAAATCGAGAATTAAGAAAAATATATGGACGACTTTGGTTTCGCGATGATATTGGAATAAATGAAAAAGGACATGCTTACACAAACGCCGGGGTTGATATTGATAAAGGGAACTCTATTGTACAGCGTATAAAACCTTATCTTATTTCAACATACAATGAAAATGTTGGTGGTTTATATGGAGACTTTAATGGGTCATTTCGTTTGCCTCAATTAATTGGCCATGAGACAATGCTTGTTGCATCAACAGATGGTGTCGGTACTAAAAGCATTTTTATAGAAAAGCACCTGAAAGAAGCAGGATTTTATAATCTAGGACAAGATTTGGTTAATCATTGTATAAACGATATTTTGGTTTCAGGCGCATATCCATTATTTTTTCTTGATTATTTTGCTTCTTCTGCTATTAAGTCAAACGAAGTCATTCAATTTGTTAAAGGAATTAGTTTTGCATGTAGAAAATCAGGTTGTGTTTTACTAGGTGGAGAAACTGCCGAGATGCCCGATGTATATAAAGACGATAGAACAGACCTTGTAGGTACTATTGTTGGTAGACAAACTTTTAGTGGTGCTATTTCAGGTAAGCAAAACATTTGCGAAAATGATATTGTTATTGGACTACCATCAAATGGATTGCATACAAACGGGTACAGTTTGATTCGCAAGATTAAAGAAAGCAATATACCAGAAGAGTACATGAAGTATTTAACACAAATTCATCGTTCTTATCTAGAAGAAATTAAACTTTTGCAAATGAACTCGGTTAACATTAACGGTTTGTGTCATATTACTGGTGGTGGATTGATTGATAATCCTCCGAGAGTTATACCGGAACATCTTAAAATGACATTAAAAAAGATATCGTGGTACGATTCATCAGTGAAACAATTTTACGATTGGGTTAAAAGTGAAACGGGTATTTCACAAGATGAAATATATAAGGTCTTTAATTGCGGTCTTGGTATGCTTATTATTGTTAATCCTCATTTTTATGATAAAATTTGCAAAACATTGAAAGTTCCATTCTATCTTGTAGGAAAGATTGAAAAACGTGATAATATAAACTCTCCTCAAGTAGTCATAAGTTAAACAGATAATAGATTAGAATAATAAAATTTTGGAATATATTTTAACAGTAAAATATTTAAAAAAATTCATCTTTATACATATACAAAGATGAATACATCTAGACACCACGACTTTACTCTTCCTCCTATTCGTAGCCCAATGGACAAGATTAAACCTTTGCGAATTATTGTTATGGCATCCGGCGAAGGTACCACTTTTACAGCTATTCATAAAGCTATTCAATGTGGTGTTTTGAATGCAGAAATTGTTTGCATGATTTCTAATTTTTCCGATAGTGGTGCGGTAAAATATGCCACTGAAAATAATATTAAACATTGTGTAGAAGAATGGAACCGTGAAAATCTCAGTCGCAGTCAATATGATACCCAACTCACAAGTACTGTTCATCAATATCCTCACGATTTAATTGTTCTTGCTGGATGGATGCATGTCCTTTCTCATAGCTTTACAGGAATTTTCAAAAACACGATTAATCTTCACCCTGCCTTGCCCGGTAGTTTTGTAGGAGTTGATTGCATTGAAAAAGCATATAATGCATTCAAAACGGGAAAGATTCGCGAGACTGGCAGTATGGTACACTATGTTACCGAAGAACTTGATCGTGGAGAAGTTGTTGAATCGATCACTATCCCTATCTATCAAACGGATAGTCTTCAAGACATGACTGTGCGTGTTAAAAGTTATGAAAAAGGTCTTATGATTAGCGCCATTCAAAAAATTATTGCAAAACACAATTTTACACACGTTGAACTTCTTAAAAAACAGGTTTATGCTGGTAAAGTAAGGAATGTTTATGATATTGGCTTTGATTGCCTACTTCTTGAAGCAACGGATCGAGCTAGTGCGTTTGATCGTCATATCTGCGATGTTCCCAACAAAGGTAATCTTCTCAACGACATGAGTGCTTGGTGGTTTAATAACACTGAACACATTGTTCCTAATCACTTTCTTTACAGTCAGGGTAAATATTCAGTTGTAAGAAAATGTACTCCCTTCAAAATCGAAGTTGTTGTTCGTGGATACATTACAGGCTCAACTAGCACCAGTCTTTGGACGCATTACAAGAATGGTTCTCGCAATTACTCGGGTAATATTCTTCCCGAAGGACTTGTTCAACATCAGAAACTTGAAAAGCCTATTATTACTCCAACCACTAAAGATGTTGAAGATAAACCTATTTCAGCGGAAGATATTGTCAAGGAAGGCTTTATGAGTGCCGATGAAAGAGACTTTGTTTTTGACCGCGCAATGAAATTGTTTACACATGGTCAGCAGGTAGCATCAAAAGCTGGACTCATTCTTGTTGATACTAAATATGAATTTGGTAAAACTAGCGATGGTCGTATTGTTTTAATTGACGAGCTCCATACTTGTGATAGCAGTCGCTATTGGGTTGAAAGCAGTTATGATGGCCGCATGAGTGAGGGAAAGAGTCCTGAAAAACTTGATAAAGATCAGATTCGCGATTGGGTAAAATCACAATGTGATCCCTACAAAGATACCATTCCCCAAGTTCCAAGTGATGTTATCCAGAGAGTTTCAGACTGCTATGAAAAATATTACAACATGCTAACCGGAAGCATTGAAAAATATGCGACGGATAATCCCTCAGCTGAAACTGTATTTGACACGTATTTTAATGAACACCATCATCAAATCTGCGTAATTCTTTCTGGCAGTGTTAAAGATGAAAAACATGTTAATAAACTAAAGGATGAACTCCGTAAACAAAACATTTACTCGGTATCGTATGTTTCATCTGCTCATAAAAACACTGCTGAGGTTCTTGGAATCCTGCAAGAGTACAATGACTTCAAAAACAAAAACATCCAGACTGGTACTCGCAAGATTGTATGGATTACAGTTGCTGGTCGCAGTAATGCTCTCAGTGGCGTTGTTTCTGCTAATACGCCTTACCCAGTTATTGCTTGTCCGCCATTTGGAGACAAGGTTGATATGATGGTAAATATTAATTCAACACTCCAATGTCCCAGCAAAGTTCCTGTATTGACGGTGCTTGAACCTTCAAATGTTGCACTCTGTGTAAGCAAAATGTTTGATTTGTAAATAATGAATTTTAGCAAAAAATTTAAAGAATAAAATATTAATTATAAATATAATTTATATTTTATGTCAGTTAAACCTGTGATTGCTGAGTACATTTGGCTCGACGGAAAAGGAATTGCACGCAGCAAAACGCGTGTTTTAAAATTAAACAGAGATTTACAAATTAAGTTAGATGTTTTTCCTGAATGGAACTATGACGGTTCTTCCACGGAACAAGCAGAAGGAAACGACAGTGAGGTTATTATTAAACCTTGCGCTATATTTGTTGATCCGTTTCGTAAAAGTTCGATAGGAAATGAAAATTTTCTTGTTCTTTGCGACACTCACTTACCGAACGGTGAACCACATCCAACGAATACCAGACATGGTGCGGTTGAAAAATTTAACAAAGGTCTTGAACATGAACCTATGTTTGGCATTGAACAAGAGTTCTTTTTAATGAAAGGCGTTAAACCGCTTGGTGAATTCGAAAAAGAACAAGGCGACTACTACTGTGGTACTGGTGCTAACAATGCAATTGGTCGTGAATGCATTGAACGCGCATTTGACAACTGTCTTTATGCCGGACTTTCGCTTACTGGTTTAAATGCTGAGGTTGCGCCTTCGCAGTGGGAATTGCAAGTTTGCGCTACTGGTATTGCCGCCGCTGATGAACTTCATATCATGAGATACATCTTAAGTAGGACTGCCGAAGAATTTGGATGGTGGGTTGAGTTTCACCCCAAACCTGTTTCTGGTGATTGGAACGGCTCTGGTTGCCATACGAATTTTAGTACTGCCTCTATGCGTGCCCCCGGTGGTATATCAGTTATTAATGAAGCTATCAATAAATTGTCTGAAAAACACAATTTACACATGGAAAATTACGGTGTTGACAACGACAAACGAATGACTGGAAAACATGAAACTGCCGAATATGAAAACTTCAGTTATGGTGTTGCGAACAGAGGTGCGAGTGTTCGCATCCCCGTATCAACCGAAAAGAATGGTTGCGGATATTTTGAAGATCGTCGCCCTTCTTCCAATATGGACCCGTACCGTGTAACAAGCTTATTATTTGAAACTACCACTTTATAAAATAAAAATTAAGATAAATATTTTATGTCATAAGATAAAATATTTATTAATGCGTAAAAACACGGATGCCAGATAAGGCCATACAAATACCAAAATTATCACATGCTTCGATTACTTTTGAATCCATAATACTTCCTCCTGGCTGCAAAATATGAGAAGCACCCATCTCATTACAAGCAATTATACTATCAGAAAAAGGGAAAAATGCATCGGAAACCAAAGAGATGTTTGTTCTTAGACGCATATTACTAATAAACGTATTTTTCATTTCTTTTGTAAAATGCGATGGTTTATAATTACCTACCATCTGTTTTGTAAAATTCAACCATTCTAAACTGTATTTTGGCTCTTCACATTCTTTTGTGATAATTGTCATAATAGTATTAACACGATCCTGTCTTCTGACAATAGGATGAAAAAATTTCAAATACTCTAGTACAAGTGGGTGCTGACGTAGAAACCAATTATTAATTTTTCGCTTAACAATATTAACACAATCAATGCGATTTTGTTGACCCGCTCCAATACCGATTACCTGACCATCAATTGCTGCTGCTACTGAATTTGATGGCGTATATTTCAAAGTAATGTTTCCCAAAGTAAGATCACGTTTAATATCTTGCGTAATATTTTTCGATTTTGTAGGAATATTTGTGAAATATCCATCGTTTACAAAACTATTATTAACACTCTGCACTACGGCAGTTCCGTTTACCTCTTTTATCTCAATATCTTGTTGATTTTTATATTTTTGTTTTGCCTGCAAAATAATATAAGAACCGCCTTTTTTTGTTTTTAAAATATCAAAAGCTTCATCTGTATACCCTGGTGCAATTACACCATCACTTACCTCGCGCTTAATTAATTTTGCAGTATCTACATCTACTACATCACTTAATGCAATAAAATCACCAAATGAAGATAACGGATCGCAATTCCTTGCGCGTATAAAAGCTACTGTCAAGTCAGGGATAGTTGTACCTTTATTTTCAGCTGTGCTATATAAACTTTCTACATCATATGCTTTTTTAAGCGTGTCAGTTAATGGTACAGATAATCCAACTCCGGCCGGCGCATTATGTTTAAAAGATGCGGCACAAGACATGCCAATTGTTTCCTTGACTTCATTTACTAATTGCCATGAATATAAACCATCAAGGATGTTGATGTACCCTGGATTACCGTATAGGATATCAAAAGGCAATTCTTCTTTGTTAATCGAATATACACCTGCTGTCTTCTGATGTGGATTACACCCATATTTCAATTTAGATTTCTTATCATATGTCCTGTACATTGTTTCTTCTCCATCAAAAAAATTTGAAATAGCTATGTCATATTTGGAAATATAGTGAAAAGCTTTCTTTGCAAAATTCTTTCTGTCTTCTTTTGTAATTTTATCATGATTTTCAATAACATATTTATAGTCTTCTGGATCAACAATAACTAATACATTTTCATAATTTTTTGCTGCTGCTCTAATCAGGGTAACGCCACCAATATCAATGTTTTCTATACAATTATTATCTTCAAAAGGATACAAATTAACAGCTACTATTGAAATAGGGCTAATGTTTTGGTCTTCCATGTCTTTAACATGAGTAGGATTTTCTAAGTCTTGTAAAATACCTCCATATATTTTGGGGTGCAATGTTTTAACACGACCACCTAAAATCTCTGGAAAACCTGTATAATTTGAAATTTCTTTTACGCTTACACTATTACTATTCAACATGTTTGCTGTACCACTGCTAGATAAAATAGTATATCCATTTTTTTTAAGAAATTCACCAAGCTCTATCACGCCTTCCTTGCGAAAACAACTAATTAATGCATGTCTCAACATTAGTTCTACTTTATTTATATTTTTATTCTATTTCAATTCTTATATTATTTTCGTTATTATATGTATATGAAAATCAGCACAATTACATTGTGTAAAATAACATTTTATCTCATTGCTAGTGTTATATTATTTATGCTTTACGTTGACGAAAACAATGCCCTTTCAAAAATTCGCACACGCAATGATTCTAACAGTAAACATGTTGTTCGTGGTCCTCAAGGCCCCCCTGGACCCCCTGGACCTCCTGCACAACCAATTGCACCTCAACCACCAAAAATACCCAGTATAGAAATTAAGCAGGAACTCCCAGTAGTAAGAAAACCCCCTGTTGTTGCAGAATTTATGAAAGAATCTAAATACAAACTTCCTGAACCTTTTCAAATATAATCACACACAACAGCTGTTATTGGACCATCTATATTTACTAATTTAAATGGCTTACCACACCCATAAATTAAGCCTTTTTCTGCATATTCATCACATTTCACTTTAGGAGTATGTGGATCAATTTGCTTGCCATTTGATTTGAAAGTCCCATGCCTGAATATAGCACAATTTATCTCATTTGATTGT